GCGTAGCCCACGAATCACTGATTCCTCTCACATATCGTAAATAACGTGGCCGTGGGGCGGTCTCACTCGCTAAAACGGTGAGATTGCCCCACAATCATAAACAATAATCCGCAAAAAGAAAATTCTTATGAAGATAGATCCGAAATTTACAGAGCAGATTGCCCGCTGGCTGGAAGGCGAGCACTCTACCCAAGAACAGATAGAGGCTGGTGCCCAGCTGCTGCTGTCGCTCAACCGCGACGGGGCAATGTATCAGCGCATCATGCGCCGTCCGCAACGGGAACTGAAGTTCCTCGAATACAAGTTGCAGCGGTTCCTCCGTTTGCGTCAGGACGGCCAGACCATCCGCGACGTCATCAAACTCAACGATGAGATAATGCCGGTACTGAAGACCGTCACCGACAAAGAGCCACTGCCCGTCGAGGGTCAGGCTGTGCTTCTCCCCGTTGAAGAGCCTGTAGGTAGTGACCAGTATGAGCGCAAGGGCATACGTCCCGACCACGACAAGCTGCCTGCCAGCATCCAGGCTATTTGGCCTGCCAATGCCGAGCGCTGGAAGAAAATCAAGGAGGCTTACGAGACCTGCAAGCAGCTCACAGAACCTTGCGACCGCTACGAGTACCTAAAGGTGCTCAAGGATACCTGGTACAAGTACAAGCAGGAAATGGCCCGCTACGACGATTACCGGCAGACCGCTGATGGTGGTTCTGAGGGTGAGGGTGCTGCTGATCAGACTCCGGCACTCACTCCTGAACAGGAAAAAGAACTGAAGAATGCCGACAGTTACATCTCGAAGAATCTTCCCCAGATGCAGCAGTTGGTGGCCGCTGCCAAAGAGGAAGGCTTCAATGATGAGCAGAAGAAGGCTCTCGAGAGTCTGCGCCAGCGCATCCAGCAGCGCGTCGATGTACTGTTGAAGTGTGGCCGCACGCTCACCGATGAGCGCCGTGAGCAGCTGCTGCAGTGTGACATTAAGGTTAGTCTCGAAGCCGCTGGTGCTGAGGACAATACCGAAACCCCGCAGGACGATGAGCAAGGGCAAGAGTCCGAGTGAGTTCCTGCGTCCCATGGCCACGTACCCGCTGCAGTCGCATCTGGGGCGTGGCCTTCATACATTGGGACTGCTGGGCTGGATCTTGGAACAGACTGGTCCGGCAGATGTCTATGTCAGCACCTTCTCAACATCTGATGCCTTCCTGAGAGGCTTCTATAACCTGAAGAAAAAAGACCTGGTACTGAAATCGGTGCTGCTGGCAGACCTGAAGGCCTCGAAGAAAACCTACCGCCTCTATAAGGAAATGCAGCAGAATTTCGATGCCGTCTATCTCTCTCAGAACCACTCAAAGGTGGTACTGGTGCAGAACGACCGATGGACGGTGACGGTCATCAGCAGCCAAAACCAGACGTATGGCGACCGTGCCGAGTGTACGCTGGTTACCACCAATCAGGAAATATTCTACCAGCAATATTGTGGGTTCCGCGACTTGGTGGATAACAACTCAATTCAATTAAATGGACTATTCGAGCGACTTATTGAACAAAATAAAAGACCTTGCCAGTCAACTGACTCCCCCTCAGGAGATTTCCGCATTATTGGATATTGATGAGACGGAGCTGTGTGCGGACATCAACACCTTGGGCCATCCGGCCCGCAAGGCTTTCATGAAAGGTTATAGTGAAACTGCACTCCGACTGCGCAAGCAGAATATCGACCTGGTTAATGCCGGCAGTCCTGCAGCGGACGAAGCCTGCCGCGTCTATCTGCGCCGCATGACACGTGATATAGAAATATGAGCCTTCCTGTCGACATAGACCAATACGCTGAATTCCTGCCAGTGGACAGCAGCGAACTGCGCCTGCAGATGGTGCCCGAAGACACTATCATGCGGGTGGAACGGCTGCGCGAGCTGAGCAGCTACTGGCGCAGTTATCCCAGCACGTCGCCCAAGGAACTGGTGAGCCGCTGCATGCAGCTCTTCCATGTAGGTAAGAGCCAGGCGTATGACGATATTCACCTTCTGAAAATCCTCATCGGCAATCTGGAGACAACCACTAAGGAGTTTGCCCGGTGGCGTGTGAACCAGATGATTGAGGAAGACAGACTGGCCGCTCGACGTGATGGTGACTGGCGGGCCGTGGCATCGATGCAGAAAAACTACATCCTGAACAACCAGACTGATAAACCAGATACACCTGACAGGGCCTTCGACCGCATCGTGCCGCTCCAGATTGAACCGACCGACGACCCGAGCGTATTGGGCATCAAAGCACCCAAGAACCTGCGTGCACGACGCGACAAACTCATCAAGCAGTTCTCTAAGGACGATGAATATGCTGAATATACTGAGGTGCCGTCGACCGATGATAAAGAAGAAAAGTAATGGCAGAGAAGCAGAAGCAATATTTCAACGACGCACAGCTCTACCCGCTCTATATGTCGCCACGCGACCTTGTTTGCGAGATGGGGCGTGGCACGGGCAAGGGCCTCATTGATGCTGCCCGGCTGATGCAGGTGATGCAGTGGATGCCCGGCTCCTGCACCGGCTTTGTCTCTCCCTCTTTCAAGAAGTGCCTCACTACCACGCTGCCCTCGCTCCTGGTGCACTGGGAGCGATGGGGCTATAAGCGCGATATTCACTACACCGTCGGTAAGAAACCATGGAAGGCTTTGAAGTGGAAGGATCCTATCTTCACCCCGCAGAACTGGGAGAACTGCATCGGCTTCTACAACGGCTCGGTCTGCCAGATTATCTCACAGGATCGCGAGGGCATGAGCAACGGCATGTCAATAGACCATGTCTTGATAGACGAGGCAAAGTTCGTAGAATACGAAAAGCTGAAGAACGAGACGATGCAGACCAACCGTGGCAATGAGATGTACTTCTCTAAATGTCACCTTCATCATGGGCTGACCATCACCTGCGACACGGCCACCACAAAGAAAGGATCCTGGTTCATGAACTACGAGCAGAAACAGGATAAGGAACTGGTGAAGGTCATCGAGGGACTGGTGTATCTGAAATGGCAGACACAGCAGCGCATGAAGCAGCATCCGGAGCGGGCCAAATACTACCAGGCAGAGATTCAGAAACTCGACCGTGACTTGTTCATCCTACGAAAAAACTGTCTGCTGTACTGCCGATATTCATCCATCTTCAACCTGGCCGTGCTGGGCGAGGACTTCATCAGGCGCATGAAGCGCGACCTGCCGGCACTGACGTTTGCCACCTCGATCATGTGCAAGCACATCGGCATAGCCCGCGATGGCTTCTACGGATCCATGCGCGAGAGCGTCAACTGGTACACGGCTCCCAATACATCGAAGCTGGCACTGGAGATGGTAGGTAGTCTGGAAGACAGCTGCCTGCTGGATGCTGACTGTGACCCGAATGCCCCATTGGTGATAGCCTTCGATGCGAACACGAACATTAACTGGCTCGTGGTCGGCCAGGTGGGCATTGACGGCAAGCTCTATGTGCTGAAGTCGTTCTACGTGAAGTACGACACCATCGATGCCGTCGTGGCGCTCTTCAATGCCTATTACAAGTACCACAAGAACCGTCAGGTATACTTCGTGTTCGACTCCACGTTTAAGGGGCAGGGCTATGGTGCCAACCAGAACGAGGACTTCTATATTCTCATCACCAACTTGCTTCTTGCTGCCGGATGGGTGGTGGAACAGGTGTATATCGGCAATCCTATGCACCACGTGGACAAATATCATCTCATCAACCGCATGTTCGTGGGCAAGGCCGCCCATCAGGTCTTTATCAACCAGGATAACAATGCAGACCTCCTTCTCTCGATCACTACAGCCGCCATCTACAATGAGAAGAAGGATAAGCGAGGCGAGAAGCTGGCCGAGACAGAGGAAGACAAGCTCGAGGCCCGCACCGACGGCTCTGATGCTTTCGATACCCTGTGTATAGGTGTGGAGAAGTTCATCCCGGCATACGCCTTGCAGGCATCGACAGGCTTTACCTCTTATTTTGGTGGCTGACTGTCAGCTACGACAATCCCTGTACTACTTTCTCATAATGATTTGTTTATGTAATCCTGGCAGGCTTCCGTAGTGATGCGCAGGTCTGCTTCTTTTATGATGGTTGCCACTGCCCATGTTGTCAGTTCTTATTTGACATTTGGCCACGACCGCAGATGTTCTTTTCCTTCATGACTTGATTTTGTGATGTCATACGGTTCTTGAATGGATGACTGTCATCTTCTGATTGCGCCCACCGTGCCCCGCCCACCCTGGCCGTAGTGGTGCCTGTAGGCAGCACTATTGCCCGGGGACGGTGGGCGCAGCGGGTATAACCCGCAGTTTTGGTATGCAAAGCATCTGTGTAGGTGGCCCATCAGCATCCTTCATGCGGTTCTTCTGCCTGGTGGTGGCAGCGGATGTGTCAATAGGTTTCTCCCTCACACTTGGCTCTCTGCCGCCTCGGTAGATGGTTGACGATACCGGATATTACCTGCTTGTGCGATTCCCGGACGGCTTTTTCTCGTTGAAGCGATGTTGTAACTGGATTCTATGTGCCATAATGATTTTACTTGTTTCGACATGTTTTGCCACTTGCCTCTGGCACTCTTCTATTTTTCCTTTGCAAAGTTAGCGCAGGCGGCAT